ACAACTAAATCTATCTTTGTGTCTTTTTAAGACATCACCTTTTTTATATATTCTTGCATAAGTATATGCTGGATATAATTTTAATCCTGTTGCTTCTTCCATTTTAGGAAGACATTTTAATAATAATGTTTCCATAGCCATATTAGAATACTGACTATATGTATTTGGTATCTGTTCATTCTCGCCTTCATAATAACCAATAATAGTTTCAAATGGTGAAAAGTATCTTTGTGCTCTACAAGTATCATAAACTTGTTTTTGCATACTAAAATAATTTGCAACAAAAGCTGCTAGGTCTTTTGATATTGCTTGTTTGATTACTGTATATTTTTTCTTTTTAAACATCTTTTGCCATTTCTTTTGGCACCGCTTGTATGTTCCAATGAATAAATCTAAAAGGTTCAATTCCAAAGTCTACTGCATATTCGTGTTCCAAGAACCCTGGAAAGATAATTAATGTACCAGGTGTTGGTTTAAAATGAATTAATTCTGATCCACCCCATACACCTTTTTGATTTGGTTTCATTTTTAATTTTGTAGCTCTAGCTCCAGTACGTGGTTCGTGAAATATTGGATATGATGTTTTATCACTGCACTTTAAAAAATAAAAACCTGATACGTGTTGGTTCCAATGTATATGTGCTGAATGATGACCACCACCTTTTTTAGCAAACTCTTGTACCCATAATTCAGAAAAAATAGTTGTGTATTGTGACATATCATAACCTTGATGATCTAAATACTCCCAAGACTTTTGACCAATGTAATTTCTAAAATCTAAAAAATCATTATCCATTGTAAGTGGTGTTGAGTGATGTGATAATCCAAAGTCACCATATTTTTTTATATGGTCTTTATTTCTATTTCTTGCTTCTTTAACATATTTGTTAGATGCTTTATTTAATGACTTTACAAACTCTGGTTTTTGTTCTGACCAAATAGCTGTGTTAAAATAGTTACTTATATACATTATTTAAAAGGCCTCCCTAAATGCCATACTACAAGACTATATCTTGTACCTGATGTTACTGGTTTAACTCTATGCCATACAAAAGAAGGAAATACAATAATAGATCCTTTCGGTAATATCTCTTTTGCTCTTCTTAAATGTTTAGCTTCATCTCTCATATGTGGATCATAGTTTCTAAAATCAAATTCTAATTCACCACCTGTGTATTCTGAACCATCTGTTAACTGACAAGTCATAGATAGTTTTCGAATTCTGCCGTGCTCTGGATTGTTTGGATCTTTTCTATCATATGGTTTATCCCAACTATCGCAGTGCCAATCATAATATTGATTATGTTTATATTTTGTAAATTGACAAGACTCACTTCTTTCCCAATCAAAGTTCCAACCAGCTTGTCTATTTGCTTCGTGAACGTACGGGTGTAATTCTTTATATATCCAAGTATCATTTAACCAGACTAAATCTGAATTTCTTTTTCTTTTTAAATCTTTAACTTCTTCTTTAGATAATTTTTTATCTCCATAACCACCTGTTCTACCCATTACTTCTTCTTGTTGATTAGCATAAGCTATTACATCATCACAAAATTTAGGTGTAAGCACACCACTAAAATACCAATAGTAATTAGATATATTCATTCTACAAACTCCGCAGATATGTGAGTGTATCCGTGTTTTTTAGCAAACCAAGATCTTTGATTGCCTGTTATAATTACCATATCTTTTCTATTAACTTTTATTGGATATAATAAACCTTCTTCTAATACAGCTTTTTCAACTGCTTGATATTTTAAATCATCGGGGTGTTCTACATAATCATCTTTTAATCTATTAGATTGTAATTCTGTTAATGAAGCAAGATGAGACATCGGTGCTGTTTGTGCTATTAAAGGTTTAAATGTATTCATAAGTTATGGTTTGAACAAAATTCAAACTATCTTTCTGATCATTTGATACAATGTACATATTAGTAGATGGAAACATAACAAACATATTTTTTTTAAGTTCTATGTCCCAACTTCTTCCTTTACGTCTATTATCATCAAAATGTATTCTTACCCAACACTTATCAACTTTAACTCCGTAAAGCATTGTAAAGTCAGGTGAGTTTCGAAGATCTACTGGATCAACATTTAATAAAGGTTTAGATACTTGACTCGGTTTATAAATATCACCCCAAGAATCTTTATTGACTAAATTGATACCATAATCAAGACCTATAAAGTCTCGCATATATGTATTTAACATATCCCAAGTTCTAGAGAATGGAAATTGTTTATTAGTAAATGATGATTGTAAAATATCGTTAGTAAGTTTTTCTTGGTCTATCTCAAAACCTTTCGGCATATCGATATCACCATAGAATAGACTTTGTTCTGTTAATACTTTCTTTTGCATACCACCACCAGATATATATTATGCTAATTCGTCTGTCAAGTCCCAACCAGCTGTATTATCCGCTTGATATGCAGATTCATTCCAAACGTAAGACCATTTATGAGTAGCTGCTTCGTTTTGTGAAGTTTGTTCTTCTGTTAATGCTGGAGCATCACCTATTGGTGATTTCCAAGATGCAGATGCATTATGTTTTACCCATGAAGCATATGGTTTTTTAGGCCAGAAGATTTGATCATCTTCATCCCAAGTATAACCAATCCCTGCATAGTTTCCTCTAAATGCAGTTCCACCGTTTTTATGTTGTCCACCTGCTGTATTGTATGAAGTTTGAATCCACATTTGTGCAGGCCAATTATTGTGTTGTTCTAAATATTGTTGACCTACTGCTTCGTCTTCAACTCCATCAGCATTTAACATATCAGAATTATTCAAAGTCAATACTTGAATAACTTTACTGTTCGCTCCTAATTTTGCAAAATGTGCCATAATGTTTCTCCTTATATATTAATTTTAAATTTTAGTAAACACATAAATATTATTGATACCTATATTTTATTATCACTATACCAGATCCACCAGTTCCACCTGTTCTTGGTCCACTAGTTCCGTGAGCACCACCTCCGCCACCACCTGAATTCGTGGCTCCGTTAGAACCAAATGTACAAGCAGTGTTTGTTCCTTGACCTCCACCTCCTATTCCACCTAAAGCAGCACCTTTAGGACCTAAAGGTCCAGCTGGAGGAGCTGTAGTTACATCAGTAGTAGAACCACCGCCACCACCTCCTGCAAATCTACCTGTTGAAACTTGTCCATAATCATTGTTTGGAGAATCTGTGCCATAGTAAGGTTGAGGACCACATCCAAAAACTGGAGTTGCATCTCCTCCAGCACCACCTTGTCCAGCATATCTTGTAGGAACGGGTGCAGGAACGTTAACATCTTGTCCAGCAGCACTTCCACCACCACCTCCACCACCAGAACGACCAGAACCAGGAGAACCACCTATTCCACCAGGATTTCCTTGAGGTGGACTTACGGGAGGTGTATTACCTGCTCCACCTGGATAAGTTCCATTACAACCTCCTCCACCACCACCTGAACCTCCAGCTGCTCCAGTATTTTCACTACCACCGCCACCGCCAGCTGATGTTATTGTTGAAAAAATTGAATTTGAACCTGAACAACCTGTTGTTGGACTTGGGGGTGAAGCACCTGCACCGCCACCACCAACTGTTATTGGAAAACCTGTTGCTGTAACTGTAATTGCATCTGGAGCCATTCTAAATCCACCGCCGCCACCGCCACCGCCACCACCTGCAGCATTACCACCACCCCCACCAGCGACTACTAAATATGAAACATCATTATCAGCAGGTTGGTTTGAAATACTAGACACACAAAATGTGCCTGGACTTGTGAATGTGTGATATTTAAAATCACCACATGTAGTTATAGTTCCACCTGTTGCTGATATATAAGTAGGTCTTGGTAAATCTGAATCTGTAGCAGCGTTTACAATTAACCAACCTTGAGTACCATCTACATAAATTAATGTTCCAGACTGTCCTTCAACAGATATAACTGCATTAATAGCTTCTCCACCAATATTAGAACCATTTCTTGCTAACGTTAAATTATTTGTATCAAATGTATTTGCATAATCTTTAAAACTTACAATATCACCAGCACTAGGTGTAGCAGGTAAAGTCATTGTCAGTGCCGCAGAAGTCGTATTTACAAAATAACCATTCCCACTTACAGCAGTAAATGCAGAAGTTTTAGCTGTAGTGTCCCAATCCACTGTACCTGTACGACCAAAACCTGTCTGTGTTCCATTGTTCGTGATTGTTGCACCAGCAGGAATTGTAATAGTGTCACCACTATCTCCTAACTGAACTGTACCACAATTTGTTCTTGGACTAATTTTATTTACTTTTACTTCACTCATAATTTACCTATTGATATTTATACCTTATTATAACAATTCCGCTACCACCTGATCCTCCAAGGTTAGGTCCATTATTACCACCACCCCCACCACCACTACCAGTATTTATTGTTCCTGGTGTTCCAAGTCCAGCAGGAGCAGACGTATTCGTACCACCATTTCCACCTATGCCAGACCCACCAGTACCACCAGTACCACTACCAGCGCCACCACCACCGCCAGCTGCTCTTACAGTCGGAGATGCATTAATTGAAGATGTTACACCAACACCACCAGGACCTCCATTTCTAGGAGGAGAACTATTTGTTCCAATAGCACCAGCACCGCCACCACCGCCACCGCCACCATCAGGATTTAAACCATTACCACCATTATTTCCTTGAGGAGGACTCACTGGAGGAGTATTACCAGAACCACCTGTTTGAGGACCACAACCGCCAGCTCCACCACCAGATCCACCAGAAAGACCTGTTTTACCACTACATCTGTTATCTCCACCACCACCACCAGTTGATGTTATTGTTGAAAATATTGAATTAGAACCACTGCCTCCTCTAACAGGTCCAGGAGATCCTCCACCACCAACTGTAATTGGATAAGGTGATGCTGTAACTGGTAAAGCTGAAACAGCTGTACCTAATGGACTTACTGCATAACAACCTGATGCTGCTCCTGAAGATTCTCTATAACCTCCAGCACCTCCTCCACCAGCTTGGTTATTTCCACCAGCACCACCTCCCGCTACAACTAAATAATCTATTGTTGTTGAACCAAAAGGATTACCTTCACATGATACACAAAATGTTCCAGGACCTGTAAATGTATGAATTTTGTAATCTCCACAACAAGTAATTGTTCCACCAGTTGCTGTTACAAATCTAGATCCACTAACTGATTGAGTTGAATCATTAACTGTTTGCCAACCTCTTGTTGCGTCTACATAAACTAAAGTAATTGATTGATCGGAAGTTGATAAAATTGGATCTGATGAAACACCACCAATATTAGAACCATTTCTTCCAATTGTAACATTATTTATTCCCCATTTTCCTGCATAATCTTGTAAAGCTACAATATCACCAGCTGAAGGTGTTGCTGGTAAAGTAACTGTAATAGCTGTTGATGTTGTATTTACAAAATAACCATTACCACTGACTGCTGTGAATGATGCTGTTTTAGCTGTGGTATCCCAGTCTACTGTACCTGTTCTACCGAATCCTGTTTGTGATGCACCTGATGCTAAATTAATAGTATCACCTGATGCACCTAATGTGATTGTTGTACCACATTGATTAATTATATTTCCACCATCTGCTGCTTGTATGTCATCTGCTTTTACAACTGAACCACTGATCGTAGTTGTTGCACCGCATTTAGTG